CATGTTCAAAATAGATTATCTACAAGAGATGTTTATGGCGGATATTGGCTTAAAAATACTTATGGTTATTTAAGATATGAAAAAAGTTCAGCTTCTAGGTGAATTAGGAAAAAAGTTCGGAAAGAGCTTTAAGCTGGATATTAAAAATCCTGCTGAAGCTGTAAGAGCTTTGTGTGTTAATTTTCCTGAGTTTAGAAAAGAATTGCTTGAATCAGGCGAAAAAGGCATAGGCTATAGAGTTATTGTTGGCAAACAGGATCAAACTGCTGATGATCTACACAATCCAATAGGTAATAACACTATTAAATTTGTTCCTGTTCTACAAGGTGCAGGCGGTGGCGGTGGTTTAAGCATTATTGCTGGAGTAGTTTTATTGGTTGCTGCTGCTGCTTTAAATATCATTGCTCCTTTTAATCCAGTTTCACCATATTTAATTAGTGCTGGTGTTGCTATGATTATTGGCGGAGTGATACAAATGCTCACTCCTGTTCCTAATCTGAATTCTGATACATCAAACAATAGCCCTGATAATAAGCCATCTTATGCTTTTAATGGCGGAGTAAACACTTCAGCGCAAGGCTATCCAGTTCCAGTAGGCTATGGGAGAATGATTGTTGGTAGCGCTGTTATTAGCGCTGGAATTGTTGCAGAGGAATTGCCATGAGCAAAAAGAAGATTATTGCTGGTGCTGGTGGTGGTGGTGGTGGCAAGGGCGGTGGTGGCGGTGGCGGTGGGCGAGTTGCTCAAGAAGCTCCTGATACCCTAAGAAGTATTGCCTATGCAAATGTTTTGGACTTGGTTTCTGAGGGAGAAATCGAGGGTTTAGCTGATGGCTTGAAATCTGTTTTCTTCAATAACACTCCATTGCAAAATGATAATGGAACTTTTAACTTTTCAGGCGCTTCAGTTATTGCAACTAGAGGAACACAGGATCAAAGCTATATTCAGGGATTTCCAGCAGTAGAAAATGAAATTGGTGTTTCTACTCAGGTTGAATACTCAACTCCTATTGTTAGGCAAATCTCAAATGCTGATGTTGATGCAGTTAGAGTAACTATCTCTATTCCTCAGCTTACACAGCAAAATTTAACTAATGGCGATTTAAATGGAGCATCTGTTCAATATGCTATTGATGTTCAGGCAAATGGTGGTGGCTATGTTCCGCAAATCCTAGGCTCGCAATGGCAAACCAATTCAATAACTAAAGTATCTAATACACTAGCTCAAGCTAATCAATCTGTGTATCAGATGAAAATTCAGGTAACTGATACTAGCAATACTGCTGTTTATGCGGTGCAATATAAACTGCAATCAAGCGGAACTTGGCTTACTGCTGGCTTAACTACAAAAACAGATACTCAATCTCAAGAAGCTGGATATTATGATTCTGATGGTAATTGGAACACTTACACAGAAACAATAACAGTTAAAACTTTTACTACTCCATTTTTGGCTTTAGGTCTTTATGAGATGAGAGTTGTAATAACTTCAGGAACTCCATTTATTAGCGCTGTTAATGGCAATATTGGAACTCCTTATGCAACTATTAATGGAAAAACTACTTCTAAATATCAAAAATCCCACAGAATTGAGCTTACTGGAGATGCGCCTTGGGATATTAAGGTTAGAAGAATAACTGCTGATAGCACTTCTACAGCATTACAAAATAAAACTTTTTGGGATTCTTATACAGAAATTATTGATGGCAAGTTCCGCTATCCCAATTCAGCAATAGTAGGTGTTAGGATTGATGCTTCTCAGTTTGATAGCATTCCTAATAGAAGCTATGATCTTAAACTTTTAAAAGTAAAAATTCCATCTAACTACAATCCTACAACTAGAGCCTATTCAGGAATTTGGGATGGAACTTTTAAGGTAGCTTGGACAGATAACCCTGCATGGTGTTTTTATGATTTATTAACCAATGATAGATATGGGCTTGGCGGTTTTATTCCTGAAGCTCAGGTTGATAAATGGACTTTATATGAAATTGGAAAGTATTGTGATGAGCTAGTTCCCGATGGTTTTGGCGGAACAGAGCCAAGATACACTTGCAACATTTATCTGCAAAATAGAGAAGAAGCATACAAGGTTATCAATGATATGGCTTCTATTTTTAGAGGGATGCCATATTGGGCTAGTGGAAGCATTACAGTAGGCTATGATGCTCCTTCTGATCCTGTTTATCAGTTTACAAATGCCAATGTCATTGATGGCACATTTACTTATCAAGGTAGCGCGATCAAAGCAAGGCATACAGTAGCCTTAGTTACTTGGAATGATCCTGATGATTTCTATAAACAAAAAGTAGAATATGTTGAGGATGCTGATGGCATCTCTAGATATGGCATTGTGCAAACAGAAGTGCTTGCTGTTGGTTGCACTTCTAGGGGTCAGGCAAACAGGGTAGGGCGCTGGATTCTATTTACTGAACAATCAGAAACAGAAGTTGTAACCTTTAAAACAGGGCTAGAAGGCAATCAAATTCGCCCATCAAATGTTATTCAAATTGCTGATGAAGCTAGGGCAGGAACAAGAATTGGCGGAAGAATATCAACTGCAACTACAACTGTAATTAATGTTGATCAAAATGTAGACTCAATTACTGGAATTGTAGGAGCATCACTTTCTATAATTTTGCCTAGTGGAGCTTTGCAAACTAGAACTATATCTTCTGTTGCTACTAATGTTATTACTGTTTCTAGCGCATTTACAGAAACTCCTGCGCCTAATGCAATTTGGATGGTGCAAACTTCTACTCTATCATTGCAAACCTTCAGAGTTACTTCTATTGTTGAAGAAGATGATGGTCTTACAGTTACAGCTTTAGCACATAATCCTGATAAATATGCTGATGTTGAGCAAGGATTAAAGCTACAGCCTAGAGTTATTAGCTCTTTATCATTAGTTCCTGAAGCTCCTACTAATTTATCTGTTTCTGAGATTCTTTATGAAGAAGGCGCTGATGTTAATGTTTTAGTTACTCTATCATGGAGTCCAGTTCAGGGCGCTACTTCTTATCAAGTTTCTTACAAAGTAGATCAAAGAAACTTTGTAACATTGCCAACAACTCAATCTACTTCTATAGATATTCGCAATGCTTTAGATGGGCAATATGATTTCAAGGTATTTGCGATTAACTCTATCGGAAAGAGATCATCTCCTACAGAATTAACTGCGCAGATCTATGGCAAAACTGCTCCGCCTGCTGATGTTACTAATTTTGCAGTAAATATTATTGGCACTCAAGCTCATCTATCTTGGAATCCTGTTACAGATCTTGATCTTGCTTACTACAGAATTAGGCACTCAAGGCTAACTACAGGAGCTACTTATTCCGATGCAATAGATGTTATTGATCGAGTAGCTCGCCCTGCTAATACTGCGGTAGTTCCAGCGATGACAGGAACTTATTTTATTAAGGCTTATGATAAGTTAGATCATGCTTCTATTAATCCTACTGAATCTGTAGCAATTATTAATGATATTGCAGGGCTTAATGTTATTCAAACTATTACTGAATCTCCAGCATTTTTAGGAGAAAAAGTTGAATGCTCTGTAGGAGATGAAGGCTTGATCCTAGATACAGCCATAGATTTTGATGCTGCTACAGGGCTTTTTGATGATGCAGTAGGTAATTTTGATGGTGGTGGCGGAACTACTTCTACAGAAGGAACTTACTACTTTGAGAATTATGTAGATATTGGAAGTGTATATACAAGCCGAGTTACAGCAGTTGTAGAAGTTGGGCGGATAGATTATGTAAACAATTTTGATGCCAAAGAAGGCTTGTTTGATGATGCTACAGGGGATTTTGATGGCGATCCTGATGCATTTGATGATACAAATGTAGAACTATGGGTAAGCACTACAGAGGATGATCCGAATAGCTCTCCTGCAACTTGGACAGCCTACAGAAGATTCTTGGTAGGGGATTACAAGGCTAGAGGATTTAGGTTCAAGGCTGTTCTAACTTCTACAGATGAAAGCGCAAGCCCTATTCTAAAAACTCTAACTGTAACCATAGATATGCCCGATAGAGTGATTGGTGGCAATGATATTGCTAGCGGAACTGGAGCAGGCGGATACTCTGTAACTTTTACCCCATCATTCAAAGTAGCCCCTTCTATTGGTATCATGGCGCAGAATTTACAGCAGGGTGATTTCTATGAAATACCCACAAAATCAGCTTCAGGCTTTACAATTAGATTCAAGAATTCAGGCGGAACTGTGGTTAGTCGCACCTTTGACTATGTAGCTGCTGGATATGGAGAATTAATTGTATGACAAAATCAATGAATTTGATTGGAGAAAGATTTAATAGATTGTTAGTTATTGATTTAGGAAATAAATCTAAATCAGGTCAAAAAACTTGGTTTTGCAAATGCGATTGTGGTAATTTTAAAGAAATTAGGCATGGTGATTTAAGAAATGGAAAATCTACATCTTGCGGATGCATTCAAAAAGAAATGTTGAAGCAAAGATTTAAAACTCATGGGATGGCAAAAAAACCAATTCATAATATTTGGTTATCCATGAAAGCAAGATGTTTAAATCCATTGAGTAATGATTATGCAAACTATGGCGGTAGAGGTATAAAAATTTGTGATAGGTGGTTAAAATTTGAAAACTTTTATGCAGATATGGGTGATAAACCTGATGGATTATCATTAGATCGCATAGACAATATGGGCGATTATTCTCCTGAAAATTGCAGATGGGCAGATTGGTTTGTTCAGGCTAATAATCGCAGGGCAAGAAGCATTTATAGACTAGGAGCATAAATTGAGCCAGCATGATCTAACAATTAATAATCAAGGTTTTCCAGCATTTAGAGCAGATCTTAATAATGCTCTACAGGCGCTAGGATCAACTCAATCAGGAACTACTGCTCCTTCTCCTACTTTTGCTAATCAGCTTTGGTATGACACCACAAACAATATTTTAAAGATCCGAAATGCAGATAATGATGCATGGATTAGCTTACTAACTCTTAATCAAACTTCTGATACTTTATCTACATTATCAACTTCAGCAGATGCTTCTATATCAGGTATTACTGTTGGTAAGGGTGCTGGCTCTGATTCAACTAACACTGCGGTAGGTGCTAGTGCTTTGTCTGGTTCTAATACTGGTGCAAACAATACTGCATTTGGTGGAAACACTCTTTCAGCAAATACTAGCGGAACCCAAAATAACGCTTTTGGTCGGCTTGCATTAACTTCAAATTCTACTGGTTCTTATAACTCTGCTTTTGGATTACAAGCACTTCAAGCTAATACAACAGGAGCATACAACACTTCTTTAGGTGTAAATTCGCTTTACTCAAACACCACCGCATCTAATAACACAGCAGTAGGTTATCAGGCTGGTTATAGTAATACTACAGGCACATATTTATCTTTACTTGGTTATCGTGCTGGCTATTCAAATACCACAGGTTCATCTTTGACTGCTGTTGGATATAGAAGTGCTGATGCAAATACAACTGGTGCTGAAAATAGTGCTATTGGTATGTATGCTTTGCTATCTAATACAACTGGGCAAAACCATTCTGCTACTGGTTATGCAGCTTTGCAGTCAAATACCACAGGAAGTTTTAACACAGCAAATGGTGCTTATGCATTATTCTCCAACACCACCGCATCTAATAACACAGCAGTAGGCTATCAGGCGGCTTACAGTAATACGACTGGGGCTGGAAATGCTGTAATAGGTAATAACGCATTAAGGACAAATACTACAGGGTCAAATAATTCTGTTTTAGGCTATCAAGCTATGTATAGCAACACCACAGGCTTTTCAAATGTAGCAATCGGCAATTCTGCGGCTTATTCAACGACAACAGCAACAGGATTTGTGGCTATTGGAACAAATGCTTTGTATAACCAAACAACAGGCATTTGTAACACAGCAGTAGGTGGTTCTTATGGAAATTATGTTGGTCAAAGCCTTACTACTGGTAGCTACAATTGTTTTTATGGGACTGATGCTGGTCATAATATTACAACTGGTAATAACAATGTAATGCTTGGTTTTATTGCAACTGGTTCTGCGGCAGGTGCTACTGACCAAATTGTTGTTTGCACAAATTCATCTGCTGGAAAAGGAAATTCTACAGGATTTATTAATGCAAATGGTGGTGGTAATTATGCTGGTAATAACTCTGCATCTTGGTCAACAACATCAGATAGACGAGTAAAGAAAAACATTGTTGATAATAATGTTGGTCTTGAAAAAATTATGCAAATTCAAGTGCGTAATTTTGAATATCGTAAGCCAGAAGAAATTACTGAATTGCCACAAGATTTAGCCATTAAAAAAGATGGCATACAACTTGGTGTAATTGCACAGGAACTTCAAGAAGTTTTACCTAATTGTGTCAAGCAAGAATCCACAGGATTTTTAGGTGTTGACCCTAGCGATTTAACTTGGTATTTAATTAATGCAGTAAAAGAACTCAAAGCAGAAGTAGATTCACTAAAAGCACAACTTAACAAATAGGAGTAAATATGACTGATATTATTGAACAACCAACCGCAGAAGAAATTGCTCGCCATTATTCAGCCGCAATGGATTCAGTAAACCTCATCAACGCTGGTAAGCCTGAAGATATGGCTGATGATGAGTGGGCTGATACTGTTGCTCGCAACAAAGAGCATCTCAAGATTATGCTGGCAAAAGATTTTTGGACTACAGAAGATTTAAAACCACTAAAGGATGCATCTAAATGAAATTAGAATTAGAAGTTGCTGAAGTTAATTTAGTTCTACAGGCTTTAGTTCAATTACCATTTGCCCAAGTAGTAGGCATTGTAAAAAAGATTGAAGATCAAGCCAATGAGCAATTAAATCCTAAAGGTGAAGAAAATGCTGATTCTTGATTGGGTAATGGATAAACTAGGCTATCAGAAGAAGATTACCTACAGATGGGAAAACTTGTTTGCAGAATTTGATTGCGAAAAACCAAAGCGCAAAGTAGCTAGAAAAAAGCCTGCTATTAAAAAGCCAGCATCTAAAAAGACTGTTCGCAAAAAGGTGTAGTTATGAATGAAGAATCTTTTGACATATATAAATATGGTAAGTTGGTCGCACAAGTTGAATCAATGGAAAAAAAAGTTGATGCAATGGAAGTTGATATTAAAAAACTGCTTGCTATGGCGGAAAGGTCAAAAGGTTCTCTGTGGGCGCTAATGGGTGTAGCATCTGTAGGCGGTGGAATCATTACCTATATCGCAGAATTCTTTATTAAAAAATGAATCTCCAAGTAAATGATTCCTTATCCAAATGGAATAAGACAGAGGAATTTAAACTTCAGGTAGCTAGAAACCAAATCCGAGGGCATCAGATTAGGCACATCTTTGGCTATAACCCTGATGTAGATCAAGCAGCAGAAGAAACTGTATGGACTGCTGGCGGTCTTTATACTCATGCAAGTTCACCAACAATAATGACTGTTTCCTCTAC